CTCCGAAAACAGTCCCAAAAAGACCAAAACATTGAAATCAGTGATGATTGAAAGAACCGGAGAACTTATCGCCAAAGGACTTCCGATTACGGCTGAGAGATTGCCAGCCAACCAACTCCGGTTCGTCAGCGCTAACTTGCCTTCGTCGTTTTGAGGGTACGAGCCTCCGGTTCCATCATTCATCACTGTCGGATTTGAGTGGACCAATGGTCCAGTCAACTCCAAAAATTTTGCTCTCATGCCTCCTACGCCTCCCCATTTTGATCGCTCACGACCAGTTGCTCGCCCTGCTTGGATCTAAGCATCGGGTTCCGATCTTCGTACTGGACGTTCCTTCCCTGATTCATTCCCAACGGAACCTCAACAGGGTTGCCGTCAGAGTCAACGATGGATTCCCAACGTGGGAACTCTCCGGTCGGGTAGACATAGATCCAATACTCGTTCGCTGTGTCCACGAGTCTGGACTCGGCTGGGTAGATCATCACCGCTTCACGTTCCGGTCCAGCAACCTCGTTCTTGATCTGTTGCATGTGCGCCCATGGAACGATCGTTGTCCGGTTGTGATTGTGAACGCCGATCTCCAAGTATCCTTCACGCTTCCGATTGTCCTTGAACGTGACGCTGACCGTGTAGCGATCATTGCCCCAGACTTCATCTTTGTGGACAGCGCATCGGATCTCATCATCGGACATGTCTGGGAACTCTGATCTGAGTCCGGCGATCAGTTTGTCCTCCATCACTTTCCTGACAGTCGGTGAGTCTTGCTTCAATGATTGCCATGGTTTCTTCTTCGTTGGTTTCTTCTTCGCCATTCTGGTTTCTCCTATCTGTTGGTCGTTCCTTGACGAGCCACAACGAACTCATCAACTGGCACTGTCATCGCTTCACCGAATCCATCAAGGTTGACTTTGACGTATCCGTTCTCATAACACTCAACGACGTATCCTTGATCTTTGCGTGTGCCTTTGCATCGCTTGAGTTGGACATACACGTTGGTCCCTGACTTCAGGATCCGTTGTCCCTCTCGGCGGATCTCTTTGACCGGCTCGCCGATGTCACTGTCGTCAATGACGATGGCTTCTTCTTCCTGTTGATCCCATTGAGGGCAACCATCAATCCATTCGTCTTGAATTGATTTGAACTCTGGACTGAACCGATGATGACCAAGCACATCATTCAATCGTTGAGTCGCTTTGCTCTCGCCCATGGTCTCCTTCTGCTGATGCCAAGTCTCCAAGGCTGTGAGCAGTCGGTCAACCACATCAAGCGATGAGGTTGCTTTCCATGGCACGAGGTTCGGATCAGTGATTCCGAGATCGCTCATGATCTGGTCGTAGCCTTCGCAGTAGATCCTTTGCCTGATCTGTTCTGTTGGCACTTTGATTAATTTCATTTTGACCTCCTTGTGGTCTTGGTGGTGTCGCCTAAGCGAGTTTCTTTTGAATGCTGGTGAATGTGTTTAGTTGCCGAGCGAATAGTCCTTTGGGATTGTGCCTTCTGTTCTGCTTCGCTTTGGTGATGTTCCTCTCGTAGTATGCGATCCTCCCATCAACACATTTGGAGAGTGCTTCAAACTCTTTCTGTGTGAGTGTGATTGTGATTTCTGTTTCCATATTGAACTCCTGTTCGTCTAGGTGGTATTACCTAAGTTTAGCAAACTGACATGAGTTTGCAACTCGTAACTTTTGGAGATGGACAAAACCGCTGGTCAGGAAAAAAGCCAAAACGCTGTGACCAGCACTTTAAGAAATTTTGAAATTTCTTTTTCTAATTTGCCGATGAACGCTGAATCAGACCAAGTTTTTCTGACTCTCCAACGTTGTCATGGATCCATCGGTGACACAATCGGCACAGCGCCACCGAGTTCTCAACGCTGGTGATTGATCCGCCAGCGGAGCGCAGAATCGGTTCGTGGATTTCTGTTGAGAGTCGTTGGCATTCGGGATCGTGTCCGGCTCTCATGATCTTCGGACCAGCCTCGCAGATCTGGCGGACCGATAACTGATCCGCAACAAACGTTCGGCGTTTCCGGTTCAGTGATGCCTGCTTCTTTGAGACAGGATTCAATCTGCCTCCACGCTTCAGGGGAGTCTTACGCTTGAGAGGAGTTCGCTTCATTCTTGGTCAATGCTTTCCCTGCTGGGTGTCGTTGTCTTGCTTTCCACTCCCACATATCAATCACGTTTGATTCAGTGTCGGCGTTGCGTTCATCTGTCTGTGAGTTCATACCAGTCTGTCCATATTTCTTTCGGGTGTCTCCCCAGATTAGTCGCTAACCGGTCAGCGACGATCCATGATATTTCATTTCTGTATTTCAAACGCTTGTAATATCCGATAGAGATTCCCAACGCCAAGGAACGGCGTTCGTTGTCTTGTCCCCAGATGCCGTCTGGGACAGTGCTGTTCAGATACTCCTGCAACGGAGCAGTCGGAACCCAAAAGCAGTTCCTAGGCATCATCGGCTCCGGCGATCGTGGATCACATTGTGGACCGTCTGTGGATCAAGTTCGCATTGCTTGGCGATCTCTCTCTGGCTGACTCCGCTCTGGAAAAGTTCACGAAAAAGTTCACGGCGTTGGCTCGCCATGTCGCTCCGGATCTCAAGTTGCTTCGCCATGCCCTGCGTCAAATCTTTCGCTTTCCTCATCATGGTCTCTGTTTGTTCAATCATTTCTATCCTCCTAGGGATCGGACATTTGCACAGATGGTTCTCAGTGCGTCCATTTGGTTTCGTATCGCAATCAACGATTGTTGAGTTGCTTTCTCTTTTGCTTCAGCGATCTTCCAAGCGTGGAACGCCTCCGCTGAGTGTACTTGAGCCAGCGCCTCTCTCGTGGCGACTGTTCCTTCACTCTGGAGAAGCGTCGTGGCATACAACTTTTTGTATGTCGCTTCGTTGATCGCTCTTTCAGTTGAGACCGTGGCGTAGTATTCAACTTCGTTGTCTAGTCGGTCGGTGAGGATCATGAGTCGTTCCTCAACATCGGTTTGAATGATCGGTCCGTTCATGTCTGTCCATACAGAGGCAACACTGGCTCGGCGAATCTACGCACAGCAATCTCACACGCTTCCTCTTTAAGATCACAACCAATAAATCTACGGAAATGATTACACGCCGAAACTCCGGTTGATCCAGAACCCATAAACGGATCAAAAACTAGATCTCCGATATTTGAATGAACTTGAACAAAAGGATTCAATATCTTCAATGGCTTTTGATTAGGATACTTCACTCTCTCTGAATCTGAATTGCTGAATGTGTAATCCCAAACACTCCCAACGCTCTTGTCCGATGGATAGCCTTTTGATTCAGCAACTCTGTCCGTTCTTGGAACATGCTCCTCGTTAAAAATTCCTGATGTTTCATTTTCTGTGAACGTCAAAATGTGATTGTGCTTATTCGCCCACCATGAAGTTCTCGGATTGCCTAATCCAAAAGACCAAATGATTTCACCACGAAGAACCAAACCAAATTTGGTGAGTCTCGCTACCAATGAATAAGCCAAACGATAGTCGCATATCACAGCGAGAGTGGTATCTGATCCAAACCAATTTTCGCACACTGTTTCTATCTTGACTGAAACTTCTTCTGCTGATTCTTTGTCCTCGTAACTTTCACCACCGAGACGGCTTTGGATTTTTCCTGTCGCATACGGCGGATCAGTCAAAATGAGTTTTGGTTTTTGATTCGTTGGTTTAATGTCTAAACAATCGCCGTGATGAATTATTGCCGAGTCATCTTCATAAAAAGGTTTCATGTCTCCTCCTTGAAAGATGCCACCACAATCCGCAGTCCATCTTTGTCGCCGAACTCTGGAGCGTGAAAAGAGATCCGGCGAACGTGGCATGGATCATCGTCAGGAATTATTCCAGCATCAACCAGTCCATCAATTCCGGCTTTGACCGCTGGGTAACATGAAGCCACATCTGGAATGGAAACTTTGCGAGCCAGTAGAGGAGTCGCTGAGATTGTGATGCAGTCCTGCTTCGGGATCTTCGCTTCCAGAGCGAGCCATGCGAAACGCTCACGAGTTTCTTTCACGATCCTTGCTCTCTTGTGGTAGTGCCATCGGCGTTCGGCGTTGGCGGTCCATGGGCGTTCGTTGTCCTCAATGATCCATTCTTCTGTCATTCTTCAACAGCCTTTAGTTTCGGAAAATGCTCAACTTGCTCTAGATGAAGTTTTCTACTGCTCAAACCATTCCACGTTACTTCTTCTATTAAAAAATCATTGACAATCAAATCTCGTGCATCGGTTAACGGTATTTCTAAATCTTTTGAAAGCGCATCTGCGATGTTGTATTCAACATTGATTTTCAGTTTGATTTTTCTACTAACAAACCCCAAGTTCAAGTCGCCTTTGATTTCTAACCAGTGCCGATTGTTGCCTTTGTAGTAGAACGGATCCATTTCGGGTTTTGATAAATCTGTCATGTTTTGATTATAGGCGGACACCTAACTGAGACCGGTGGCGAAACACCAAAAACAATGTTTTGTCTTTTTTGACGCTCTTTTTGGAAAGAAATTTATGGGGTCTGACCTGCACTTTTGAAGATTTCTTTGTAAAACTTGCATGAAACTAGGTATCTATGCCTATTATGTACTCATGGAAACAACACAAACAAAAGGAGAAAATTCCATGAAAATGAAAGAAATAAACCAAATAGCAAAAGCATTAAATGAAATAGAAATAGAAACTTGCCTACACCCAAGCACGGGATTCAACGAAGCAGGGGAAACAGTTATCCGAATTGGTCTAAGCACTGGAAGTGCAGAAGACTTTACCGGCAACCAAACAATAGGCGAAACGTTCTTATCAGTTGAAGATGCTTTGCTACTAGTTACGAACCTATCAAACCAAATTCGTAAAGCAATCAGGTAAGGCGAAGGACTGAGGAGTAACGCTCCCTCCGGATTCA